CAAATGGATTAGATTCTGCGAAGTCCAAGACTGCATCATCTAATTTATCAAACAATTCATTTTGTGCAGTTTTGTCATTCACATAATCACCAATATAATATTCTTCCTGTAATAAATAATCGTTAGTTCCTGTTTCAAGAATAATACTTTCACCGACAGAAGTACTATCATTTTCACCTATGATATTATCACTATCTGTTTCGTCTAATAATAAACCTCTAGTTGTTGCAGTATCATGAATTCTGATAGATTCGTTTACTGCACTTGATTGTTCTAAAGTGAATTGATATATAAGAGCATTTGTTGAAAGCGCATCTTCTATATCATCAATCGCAGAAATGCCCGTATCCAACATTTCAGAACTATAATCAAATGTACGACATTGTAATTTATATGTAGGGTTATTATCTAATTGATTAAAAGATGCATCATGATCAACAAAATTAACAATAAACAATTTTTCCAAAATGGGGTGATAAATTAAGTCGCCTTCTAATGGTCTATCTGAATCTGTTGCATCAGTTTCATTTAGAATGTAATATGTTTCACCTTGTAATGTAGATATTGATATTGTTCCAGATTCTAAAAGTATAGCACCACCTGTTGTATCCGTACCACTTTCAATTGTAATTTGTTTTGTTAATTCTTGAAATCTATTTTTTGATACAACGAAGGTTATATCACTCAGATTTTGCAATCCAAATTTATTCATCAATTCAAGTTCGCCGGAATAACCACCTTCAGCATTCTCAACGTACATTTCAATTTTAGCAGAAGAGCTGAATTTTGAAAGTGTATCTTCTCCAAGAACATTATCTTCTGCTACAATAGTTCTATCAATATAATGAACATCATGGCCATGAATTTGAATTGCTTCTGCAACCAAGTTGGCATATAGTGATTGTTCAGCTGTAATTATTTGACCTGTAGTCATTAGTTTAAACTCCCTACATCACCAAATGGATTAGATTCTGAAAAATCTAAGACTGCATCATCTAATTTATCAAACAATTCATTTTGTGCAGTTTTGTCATTCACATAATCACCAATATAATATTCTTCAGTTATAATATATTGATTACTACCAGTTTCAAGTAGTATACTACCACTAATTACATTCAAAGACTCTATGTCCGCTATTGTTGCATCTGCTGTGACATTAGTTGTATCTGATGTAAGAGATATATTATCTGATGTTATAACTATTACTGTAAATTCACTTTCAAGACGAATCTGGTATTCAGAACTTGAAGTCGAAAGCGCATCTTCAATTGCATCAATTTCACTAATACCTGTATCCAACACTTCAGAACTATAATCAAATGTACGACAACGCATTTTGTATACTGGATTGCTGTCTAATTGATGAAAAGGATCGTCGTGGTCAACAAAATTAATCTCAAACAATTTCTTTAAAGTTGGATGATAAATTACATCACCCTCTAATGGCCTATCCAAATCTGTTGCATCAGTTTCATTTGAAATATAAAATACTTCACTACTAGAAATTGCAATTGTACCAGATTCTAATTGGATAGAACCAGACGATGTTAAGTCTGTTGCCGTTTCTATTTCTATTTGTTTTGTTTTTTCTTGAAACTTTTTCTTACTTACAACGAAGGTTGCTTCACTAAGGTTCTGCAAACCAAATTTATTCATCAATTCAAGTTCGCCAGAATAACCACCAGAAGAATCTTCCATATACATTTCAATGGAAGCTTGCTTATTAAATTTGGATAGTGCATCTTCGCCAAAAACATTGTCTTCTGCAACTAATGTACGATCAAGATAAAATACAGAATGTCCTCTATGATGAATAGCTTCTGCAACTAAATCAGCATATAAAGATTTCTCCACTTGCAAGTGCGAACGCCATTGCCAAGCACGAGGTTGGTCAGCTGTGGCAGCAGCAAGTCCAGGCGAATGAAAATGTTTATTAACCGCCATAAATTACCCTATCATATAATTAACTGGCAATTCAAACGTAAGTTGAATTTGTTCTTCCAACTTATTAATCTCTTCCTGTGCTTGTGAATAAATACTTTCACCATTCATAGTAACACCACCAAGCATAGCAATACCACTGAACTTGGATAAGTTTGCACCCCACTGTTGCTTAATAAGAGCAGTTGCATATCTTTTTAGGAAAATATCATCAAAAATATCTGTGAATGTTGCTGGGTCTATTTTGCGATAACATTCTGCAATGATATAATCTTCACCAGCAACAAAATCATTTGACCAATCTCCGTCAATGTAAAGACGATTTTGATGTTGGTTAAATCGAATTGGTTTTTCACCAACAAGAATATGTTCTAAAAGGTCTAGATTACCCATTGCCATCTGATACTCAACAATAGAAGTAGAGGATAGGTCATATAAGTCATTAAGGCGCAACTGGTAACGAACATCAAACATGCTAGAACCACCACCTATACCTGAAAACGGCCAAACCTGTATCACTGACACAACAGCAGAAGGCATTGGAATAAAATTACTACCTTCTAGAAATGTATCAGTAATAGTACTATCTACTGAATCAGTTCCAATTGTGGATACATTTGTTTTTCCTCGGGCAATATCTGCTTCAGTAATTAGATGTTTGAGATACATTTTCTCAATGCCATCATAATGATATTGAGCAAAATACTGAAGAGCTTCATCAATGCGATCATCTGCCTGATCATCTGATACGTTAATATCGATGACACCAGAACCCAATGCTCTCAGGCAATACGATTTAAATGTTGATTTGCTTGTGGGTATGGCCATATAAGTATCCTTTTTTTATATATTTATAAGATTTGTTTTATTGCAATACAATTTGGACCATATTCTAAATCATTTTTCCATTTAGACCATTGTTTTAATCCTACATTTTCATATGCAGGCAATGCAGTTTTTCTAGGAACCGTCCATATCCAAGTTCCATTATTTTCCTTTGCATACTTTATAGTTTCGAGTAATATTAAAGAAGCATATCCCTTTCTACGACATTCTGGGTCTGTCCATAAACCTCTAGATCTAAAATATATAGAATCTTCCCAAACATTACTCATATAACAACTGTTGACTGATACAAGTTTATCATCTTCATATATTCCAAAGAAAACAGGAGATACATTCATATCATAGTTTGAACCAAAAGATCTACCCGGATATTTCCATGTCCATTTATTAAATGGTTTAACTCCAGATTTTTTATTTGGCCACAAATATTTTTCCCATATAAATTTAATTTCTTCCCATGTTATATTCTCTACAGAATTATGCATGATTTTTATAATCTTCCCATTCATGTGGCTTGTTGTTTCTGTGTGTAAAATGAACAAATTTTATATCAGGATGAAATTCACCACCCAAATAAATATAATCATTTCCTGTTATTTTTCTATATTTATTTGTTATTTGAATCTGCCATTTAGTCATATCCTTACCATAATTAATATCTTCATTTACAACCCATCGTGTAAACCAACTTTCTGGTAACGTAATAAGTTCTAATCTTTCTTTAACAGAATCTTCAACAAAATATTGTTCTCCATTTACTGGACCGGCAGTGGTTTTATTGTCTATATAATATCTCTGCCAACCATGTATATTTGACATAAATTTATCAAAGATATAACGACAATCTTTTGGATAGTATTTAAAAAATCCACCATTAATAACATAGTTACTTTTAATTGTATCTCTCCACCAACCTGGCATTGCAATAAATTGGCCAGGATTTACAGGATACTCAAATATTTTTTCATAGTCATTTATCAACAAAATATCAATGTCTATCACACAAATTGGTTCGTCAATATCCAATTGCATTCCCCACATCTTGTTCCATTGTAAAGTTACTTTTTGGTTATAGGGTTCTCTTATCCATACAATTTCATACTTGGATAATTTATTTTCCAAATATTTTTCATATTCTGGACCATACTTATCACCTATTCTAACTGCAAATATTTTCATGGTGCATAAGGAAAAATCATCTTTGATTTTATCATGTCTATAGGTTGAACACCAAACCACTTATTTTTTTTCCATTCCCCTCCTTTTTTTTCAAACCAAGTCATGAATCCAGCAACAATATGAAGTCTTGGTTTTGTTGCATTACCTGTATCTCTAACTCTATGTTGTATTTTAGTGTTCCAAAAATATACTTTACCAACTTCCAAATGTTTTGTTAATGTCAAAGAATTGCCCCAATCATCTGTACCATCAATTTCTAAAACATATGATGGTTCTGTAATTAAAGGAATATTAAATCTAATTGCAGACCACATAATTTCATCTAAATGCCAATTTTGTTCATATCCTGGATGTGCCCACATAACTCTTGACCTTGTGGGTTGTAAATCAAAACAATCTAGAAATTCTTTGTAATGTTTTTGAACAACAGGATGAACCATATTAAATCCATATGTATCATAATAAGTGTCTTTGTCAGTTTCCCAAGGAG